TGGCAAAGTGCCGTTATTTCATACTCTCGTTTCGAGGTGGCATCTGTGAAGATCTTGGCGGCTTGGCCGCAAGAAACGCAGATACCATTATCAATCGAGCTCGAGGTATATCGGCCGTATTGTGTGAATGCGAGCGTGTCCAGCATGGACTGCATCGCGGGGGTCTTAGTGTTGAAAGGCATAGTTTACCGTCTCCGGTTGTTTGTCGAGCTCTAATAATAACACGGTTTCACACAAGGTGAAAGGGTAAGACACAAGGTGATAGTATAAGAGAGAGAGAGCTCCGCCAGGCGGCCAAAAAAAACCGGCCCCAGGTGGGACCGGTTTCGGCTGCTCGAGGACCTAGTTACCAGGGCGGACCTTTCCCAGATCGCCAGGCGGATCCTCCCGTGGATCTCTGTTCTGGTATCTCCGTTCGTCCATTTGATTGACCGCCTCAATGGCCAGGGCCAGGATGTAGCGGACTGCTTTACCGGGCTTAGATCTTCCCAGGGGTGGGCCAACAAAATATCCCTGGCGTTTAAGCTCCTCGGCGATATCATCCAGAGCTCGAGCTCCGATAAAATTATCGTTAATGAGGTTCGAAAGAGTGTCTGTCATGGTCGTCTCCTGAGCTTGTCATGGATATAGTTAAACGAGTCGATAGTGTCCTCTACGTCTTGGTCCGTGTCTGGTAGGATCTCCCGCTGCTCTTCTTTCAAAGCACCAATGGCAATGTTGAGTGCTCGAGCCAGTAGGGTCTTGATCGGACCAGGTAGGGTATCAAGTGCGGTCCTGGCTGGCTGTGTCATGCTGCGTTCCTCGTTCGGTCCGCGGGGCGCCAATGTTCGCATTTTCCGCCTGGAAGATAATCATCCATGTTGGTCGCAATAGAAACATAGACCAGTTCCCAGTAGTCTGTCGTATCATCGAGGTCATTGATGCAATGGTCGGCATTCTCAAACCCAGATGTGGCGAGCCAATGCTCTCCCATGTTGACGACTTCGTCGACTAAGTCTAGTGCTAGGGTGCGGTAGTTTGTATCAGTCATGATGTTCTCCGTGGTTGTCTGTTGGTGGGATCTCTCCCAGGTGAAGAGAATACCATGCCGGCGGGTTGGCGTCTACTGATATTGGTACGGGACACACGCACGGCGCTGTTCTGGTTTGAACTGAGATGGTGAGAAAGAGATGATAGGATTCCCCAGGCGGTGAGCTCCAGGCGGTGCGGATCCGCAGATCTTCGAGGTCCTCGAGCTCCTGGAAGCGTCGGATCTTCAAAAAAACTTAGGCGACCGTGCGCCTGGCGTCAGGATCGGTTGAGCAGCGGTGGCACGAATCTTAAAGTTTAACGTAATTTGCCAGGCTGAACGTCAAATTATTCGCCTGCGAACGCGAACGATTCGCATTCACGCCGCCCCATAGATGCCGCGACTTGTCGCGACATTAGATGCTGTTGCTGTTGCTGTTAGACCCCCCATTTACAATTACCTTTCCCTTTATATTGTCTCCACAAACCGGAGGGGTAGCATCTACTATATAAGAGAACGCTGATATGGCTAATAAGAGGAAAGCAAGGTAATGGCTCAGGACGTGTACGAATACATAAGACGCTACCTGGCTAGGGGTGGGGGGTAAAAATGCGACCACGGGCAATACAGGGCGTCTGAATGACTATGCTTCCGGGGGGTGGTTTCTACAGAGGGCTCTTAGAGGTCCCTGAGTACCAGGAATATGCCGCTGGCAAGGAGCGTAAGAGAAAGGAAGCTAGGGCCGCTGAGATTGAGAATTACGAGAGGAAGATGCAATCTACCTATGGCCCGGAATACTACCGGGGGATGTCTGGACAGACAGATCCTTTAGTCGGTATGTTACTTGGGGGGGAGAGGCCGGATAGCCCACCTGTTGCGCCAGCAGACTTCTGGCCTGGAAGTGCCGCAGTGAAGGCGGGTGTGACAAAGGGCTTAGGACTCTTATCCACTATACCAGCAGCGTTGTGGTGGAATCAGGCCAGGAAACGACCCGTTCAGCCTGGTACTTTAAGTCACTTAACATCGCACGGAACCCCCAATACCTGGCCACCCGAACCGGGCTATCCTGAAGGAAGGCCAAGGCTGGGAGCGGCAACAGGTCAGGGTGCCGCCATGTACGGTAAGGGCCTCTATGTAGCAGAGGCTGATGGAGTGGCCAGGGAGATGTTCGACCAACTGTCTGACCAGCATCCCAGAATTATACGGAGCGAGGCAGGTGAAATGGAGCTCACGCCCTGGAGGGTCGGGCAGCTGGAGGGGAATCCCGATGCTGTCACTGCTTTAGGGGATGAAATGCAGCGCAACCTGGATGATATAACCTCCAGGATATTTAAGCCTAAAAATGAATTTGATGTGTCATACCGGCCCGAGTTGGAGAAAAACTACTTGAGGCAGCTCAAGAAGCTCGAGGACTATAAACAGGTTACCGGCTACGGGACAGATGATCTGCTAAAGTTGGAATTCCCTAGAAAGGGTGGGGTTTACCGCTTGGACATACCAGATGAGGTCGTCCCTGATCTGCTGGATCTGGACAAGGGACTTGACCAGCAACTCCCGGCTGTACAGGAGCGGTTAAACAAAGTTCTAAAGGAATTTGATCCTTATGACATAAGTAAATGGCCTCAAGAGAGCCCAGAGACATGGGCGCTGGCAGCGTCCTCCTCTACGGCACCTGTTCAAACTGGGACGTACTACAAGGCGCTCCGTCTGGCTATAGGCGACGACGAGGCAGCTAGGTTACTGGAAGAAGTCGGCATACCTGGGGTGAAGTATTTGGACGCAGGCTCCAGGGCAGCGGGAGAGGGGACACGCAATTTCGCTATCTTTGCTGAAGACGTATTAAAGAGGATAAAAGTATTAGGGCTTGATCAATGAAAACACCAAAACAGGAAGCATTCATAGAAGCATACTGCCTTACAGGCAATGCGAAGAAGTCTGCTATTATGGCGGGTTACTCGGAGAAGACCGCCAAACAGAAGGGCCATGAACTGAAGAATCAGTTCTCAGACGAGATACGACGGCAGATAGAGAAGAATGTCTTGGATGCTGCGCCTATAGCGCTGGCTGCTATGCGTAATCTGGCAGAAGAAGCCGCCTCAGAGACCGTCAGGCTGGCTGCGAACAAGGATTTGCTCGATAGGGCTGGTTTGAAGCCCACAGAGCGGGTTGAACAGAAGATCTCGCATGTGGAACATGCCTCTACGGATGAATTGAAGAGAGAACTGGATGCTCTGGTTGGATCGGAGGATATTGACGAGATTCCTGAGCGTTTGAACTGATGGCTGGAAGAATACCAGGGCAGTTCAGGAATCCGCCTTCATGGATGAAAAGGGCATTGAATCCGAAAACTCCGACAACCAAGAAGAACGAAACGATCAAAACTCGTTCCGTGGAGCACAATGGTAAGGAAATCCTCTTCCCCACTATAAGGATGGGCAGAGATGGGAAGTTTCGTAAAAGCGGTTATAAAGAAGCTGTCAGGCGTAGAGATTATATGACCTTTGACAACCCTGATGCTGCAACGAAGTTCTCAAAGCGACTAAGCCGAATGATAAGCCATGCACGAAAAGGGAGTAACTGATGGCTCGTATCCTCTCTAAGGAAGAGCTAAGAAGGCGTGCTCTGGCTGGACAGCAAGCTGGTCTAATAGCGGAGAATCCGTATCCCTACACAGCAGGGCCTTATGTAGGAGGAGCAGAGATTACCCCTATTCTAGAGCAGGGTATACTGGACTACGAGGTGACCGAGGACGAAAGCAAGGTAGATCCTGGTAATAGAGCTCACATGAGTCCGTACTATAAGACGATAACGATGGGAGATGAAGATCGGCTAGACAAAGTTCAGGGGACTGGCTCGTACAATACGACATTACTACACGAACTAAGGCACGGTGGCCTGAACTACCTACGGGAAAATCCTGACCTTATGCCTTACGTCATGCACTATCTACAGTATGATGAGGGGGAGTTTGGCAGGAGTTTGCGTGATGTGTTAAAGTGGGCTCCTGCTACGGACAAGGATACGGGGACACCAGAGCATAAGATGTTGGATGCTGTGGACTCTAGGGCACACAAAAGGACTCTGGAGATCTGGAAAGATCCTGAAGAGCTAGAAGCAAAGGGCCTGCTTGGTCCTGAAATTTCTGTAGGGGGCTTCCAGAGTGCAGAAGAAAGAGCGCAGTATGTTCAAATGATGAAGGAAGCTAACGAAGCGTTAGCCAAGAGCAAAAAGAAGAAGAAATAATGCCTGTCAAAAAGGTAAAAGGGGGTTGGAAATGGGGAAAGTCTGGTACAGTACACAAGACTAAGAAAAAAGCTCGAACTCAAGAGAAAGCAATATATGCAAGTGGCTACAAGGGACGGTCTAGAAAAAGCGGTTGAGATAGCGAGAGAGCTCCGAAAGAGAGAACGCTTCAACCGGATAGAATTCTACGATCCCTACCCCTACCAGAGAAAGTTTCACGATACAGGAGAGTATGCCAATCAGAGATTGCTGATGGCTGCTAACCGTATAGGCAAGAGTTATTGCGGTTCTGCTGAAATGTCGTTCCACCTCACCGGACTGTACCCGGACTGGTGGAAAGGAAGAAGGTACAGACAGCCTATTACGGCGTGGGCTGGAGGAGTCTCCAACGAGACCACTAGAGACATCGTTCAGCATGAACTTTTGGGTTCCCCAGACGACCCGGAAGCGTTTGGTTCCGGTACTATACCGAAAAACTACATAATAAAGACCGAAAGAAAACCGGGAGTCCCTAACGCTAAAAGCATGGCCCTTATTCGTCATGTAAGTGGGGGGAACTCTTCTTTATTCTTCAAAGCCTATGAAATGGGGCAGGAGAAGTGGCAGGGAAGGTCCGTAGACTGCGTCTGGCTCGATGAGGAGCCGCCACGGGACATATACTCCCAGGCGGTAACCAGAACTCTGGATAGAAGGGGCATGGTGTACATGACGTTCACCCCTGAGAATGGGATGACCGAAACTGTAGCCTCTTTTATGAACAACCTGAAACCCGGCCAATCCCTTGATAACGCCACCTGGGATGACGCTACAGAGTCTGTTAGGAGCATGAAAGGCAACTCCGGGCACCTAAATCCGGGTGTTATGGAGCAGATACTGGCCTCATACAG